ATGACCGTAAGCTATTCCATCAATGGAAAATCAATTCAACCGGAAGAACTGAAAGAGATACAGATCACGAAGAAGGATTATATAGATTACGTCGAGGCAATCAAGCAGAGTGCAGGCAACAGTTATCGGGAGCAGGGCAAAGCGTCTGCTCCCCTTGTAGAAAGGACACAGGGCATAGGATGAAAACGGCAGCAATCTACATAAGGGTGTCGACTGATTCACAGGCGGAGGAAGGATATTCCATTGACGCACAGAAAGAGCAGCTTTCTGCATACTGTGTGTCAAAGGGTATCAAGAAATATGAATTCTATATTGACGGCGGCTGGTCGGGCAGCAACATCGAGCGTCCTGAGATGCAGAGGCTGATTGAAGATGTGAATGCGGACAAGATTTCGCATGTCATTGTCTATAAGCTTGACCGTTTGTCGCGTTCTCAGAAAGACACGCTGTATCTGATTGAGGACGTGTTTAATCCCCATGGTGTTGATTTCGTATCGCTCAACGAGAGCATGGATACGTCCACGCCCATGGGGCGCCTTATGTTGGGAATTTTATCGGCATTTGCACAGTTAGAGCGTGAAAACATCCGGCTCCGTACACGGATGGGCATGAAGGAGCGCGTCAAGTCAGGGCTGTGGATGGGCGGCGGCCGGGTGCCGTTCGGCTATGACTATGATAAAGACAAAGGCGTGCTTGTGCCAAACCGCGACGCAGAGAAGGTTAGGCAGATTTATAAATTATATATAGAAGGGAAAGCGCCGCAGGAGATCGCTAATCTTTTGGGCTTAAAGTACGACAGGCTGGTATATCAGATTTTGACGCGCAAGAGCAACTATGGAATCATTGAATATAATGGGGAGGAATACCAGGGGCAGCACGAGCCGATTATCTCTAAAGAAATGTATGACATAGCTATGCGCTGTATGCTCGAACGCAAATTTGTGCGGGCAAACACGTCAGAACACCTTCTGACCGGGCTTTTGCATTGTGGGAAATGCGGTGCCAAGATGCGTTATCAGAAATGGGGAAATAAGGGATGTAAGTTAGTTTGCTACTCTCAACAGAAATCTAAGACATATTTAGTCAAAGACCCCAATTGTGAGCAGGAAAGGGTCTGGGCAGATGAGGTGGAGGGAGAAGTCGTCCAGGCAATTTTTGCGTTTGCCAATAATTATAAGCCCAGTGAAACGGAGTCGCTTGCGCCCGGCGATACGCTCTCTTTACTGTATGAGCAGCAGACAAGCCTCAATAAAAAGATCAAAAAGCTGTATAACATCTACGCGGCGGAGGAGGATAATGATATATTGCTTGAGACCATTGAAGAGTTAAAAAAGAAACTCTCTTCGATCAATCAGCAGATAGAATTGAATGAGCAGGATGATATTGTTCTGGCGCGCAGACAAGAAAAAACGGAGCTCTTATTGACGGTGAGAGAATTGTGGGATACCATGGATGTGCGGCAGAAAAAGCATATTGTCCGCAAGCTGGTTAATAAGGTGGTTATCACGGATTCACATGTGCACATAGACTTTTCTCTATAATGTTTTCGACAAGGTATATTCATTGGCACTGCATAAGTAGAAAATTTGACGCCGATTTCCGGGTTGAAGTTGTCGATGGATTTGATTAGGCCGATGCAGCCGATTTGAAACAGGTCATCCACATTTTCATTGCTGCCGGCAAAACGTTTGATGACACTCAGAACAAGACGGAGATTTCCTTTGATATACGTTTCACGCGCCTCCATGTCCCCGGCTTTGATGCGGGAAAAGAGGCCGTCTTTCTCTTCGTCCTTTAATACAGGGAGTTTTGATGTATTCACTCCACAGATTTCTACTTTGTATGCCGCCATTATGTTACCTCCCTTTTTTCGTAACAATAATCTTATAATAAAATGATGCGCGAAATTTACTACTTTTATTCATAGAAATTTCGTGCTATACTGTAGAAAATGAGATTCCCTAAGAAGATGGGATTTTTATGGATTTCAAAGCAGGAAATAGGAAATAGGAGATAGAGGTATGAAGGATGCGATTGATAAAAGAAATGAGAGGGAAAGAATTGCCAGAAGTATTGTAAAGCGCAGCAACGTTATCTATACAAGTAAAGAGGAACTTGAACGAAGGGCGCAAGAAGAGAAGCACAAGCAGATGCAGGAAGAGCGGGAGGCTGCGGAGGAAGTTGTTAAGAAGCTCAAAGATGAGCAGAATAAGAAGATGGCAATGGAAATACAGAGGCTGATTGCTGAGCGGGAGATGCTTGAGCGGCAACTTGAGACCGGAATGGATGCCAGTGGCAGGCATCCTATGAGCGGAGTGACCCAGGAGAGAGTGGAGGCGATTCTGAGTGAGAAGAGCAAACAGTTACAAGATCTTATCGCTGCGCACAGTGTTGACAATGGGCAAAAGAGCCAAGAAATGGAGGAAGCATTACCATCAGATGATGAAGCAGATATCCCCCAGACAGAAGAAGCAGATTAAGAAGTCGTTTTATCGTTTGCAAAGACAGGTTTGGTGGAAGTTTTGTGAGGGCTTTAAGCACGGAACGTGTGCCCTTTCAGGAAGGAGGCGCCTATGAGCAGGCAAGAGGACAAGCCGGAAGATATGGTACGGAGACAGGGTGAGCAAGAGCCAGGCAAGCAGGCTCCTCTCAATGAGACCTGGTCCCAGGATGCCCAGGACGAATTGGAAGATTTCATTGAGCAACAGGGAATTTACATTCGTCAGTGAGCTTGTTTTTAATTTCATATGAGATTTCGTTGTATTTAGGAGAATTACGGTATAGCCATTCGTGGTTGTGCCGTTTTTTTATTCTATAGGAAAGAACTTGTCACGCGAAAGCCGGATTAGTTTGACGCGTACATATCCCGAAAAACGGGGGCATAAGATAGGGTAAAGATATATTGCAAGGAAAAGTTGCGTTATGAATGAAATCACATTAAAGAAGTACCACGGGTTAGGCAATGATTACCTGGTGTTAGACCCCAATAAAAATAAATTGCCGCTGCAGAGCCGTAATATAGAAATGTTGTGTAGGAGAAATTTTGGGGTGGGAGCGGACGGTCTCTTATATGGGCCCATTTGGGAGAATGACAAGTGGAAAGTCCGCGTATTTAACCCGGACGGTTCAGAGGCGGAACAGAGCGGTAACGGCGTACGCATTTTTGCTAAATACCTGCTGGACGAGGGATATATAAAGGGCAGAGAGCTTACGCTGGATACGTTGGCAGGCGAGGTGAAGGTGGAGTTTCTCGAGGAAAACGGCAGCAGTATGCGCGTCAACATGGGCAGGCCTATGTATGCAGGACCGGGGATGAAGCTCAATGGCCTGGAAGGAGAGGTTGTCAATGCCCATCTGCGGTTTTGGGATAATGATTACAACACGACATGCCTGTCTGTGGGGAATCCCAACTGCGTGATTATGATGGAGGAGGTGACGCCGCAGAATGCTAAATTGCTTGGCCCCTATGTGGAGCAGGCATCCTATTTTCCAAACCGCACAAATATGCAGTTGTGCAAAGTAATTGACAGGGAGAACATTGTCATTGAAATCTATGAGAGGGGAGCCGGCTATACGCTTGCCTCTGGTAGCGGAGCTTGTGCGGCCGCAGCTGCGGCAAAGCGTATGGGACTTGTGGACAATATCGTGACCGTGCATATGCAGGGCGGCGATTTGGTTGTGGAAATAGATCATACAGATACGATTTATATGACAGGGAGCGTCGAACAGGTGGGTACGTTCACATTGGCGGAGCATTTTTTTGCGTAGCCGCAGGTTTTTGCATTTCTTTCATTTTGCAGCTCTAGCGCCGTTGCCCGGTATGTTTGCCGGGGAACGGCGGGTGGGGCTCTTTGCAATCTTTATGATTGTGTAATGTATTCTTGTGTATATTCAACATCCTCCCTCAAATTTCTAGGTCGTACGAATAGTCATATAAAATTTTTAAAAAATATTGTAAAATTTGGTAGTGATTTGCTCTCTTTCTACGTTTCTTATATAGGAACATATTCACCCATCAACGGCAATGCAATTAGGATATTGGAATTAGAAGAAGGAGTGGATAAATATGACATTTACTACAAAACAATGGATTTTTTTATTCTTATGTGATGGAGGAGTTATTTTGATGGGAGCAATGGTGGGACTTTATTTGTCAGAAGAAATTCCATTTACACTTTGTGCTGTCATGTGCTTGGTCGGAGGTGTCATGTTGGTTGCATCTTTCATTTTTGTGCATTTGAAAATGCGCTGCTCGTCCTGCCATCATATTTATCCGCTTGTTGGCTGGTGGGGGATGGAATGCTGCCCTTACTGTGGCGAATACTTTTATTGATTTAAGAAGGAACTCAAGAGCTTCATTGTAAAGTGAAATGCGACAAGAGTTATTAAACTCTATCGCATTTCTTTTTTTATACGCTTTTATAGGGAATGTGTCAAGAGTTTAGGACTTTTGGCACATTCCTTTTTTAGTTTGGAGCGATAGGAGGTGTAGAAAGCGTGAGAAAAGGTAATAGACGATTGAACTATGAGGACAGAAAAAGGATTGAAAAAATGAAAGAGCAGGGGGCGAGAGTAATTGTAATTGCTGATACTATCGGGGTCCACCGTTCGACTATTTACAATGAGTTAAAGCGTGGAGGTACACCCTATCGGGCAGAGGTCGCACAAAGGACGGTATAAGGGTATGGAGTTGACAGGGGAAGCGTTGCAGGAAAAGGCTAGGGAAATAGCGGATATGGTCGGTAGCGTGGTAGTGGGTGAAGCGTTACCACTGGAGGTATTGGAAGCCGTAGCGGATTGTCTGAAAGAGGATTGCAGACAGATTAGGTAGGCGGTGGAAGATATGCAGGAAGAGCAGCAGGCAATAGAAAGGATAATTGCAGGAAAGGAGGGGTAGCGTGGCAAGCAAGACGGAAAAGCACACAGTAGCGTACAGGAACGTGAAAAAGTGCGAGTTTCATAATATAGGGTCGCATATTGTGGCGACAAGCGTAATCGGCGGCACTACGTTTTGTGCGTTCTTTGATTCGGGGTTGCATACCGAGGAAAGCATAAGGCGGAGGGGAAGCATAAAGTTACATTCAATTTATTCTAAAAAGTAGGAGGAAAACGAGGAAATGAGCGAAGCAATCAGACACAACAACGTAGTGATTTTTGATGATAGGGGGATTCCCTCTATTATGGTTCGGTTTGAGAATCCGAGGGCAGCAGTTACCCCGCCAATGTTCATTATCGGAGGGAAAGAGGTAGACTCTATCTATATTTCCAAGTACCCAAACAAGGTAATCAAGGGCAGGGCGTACAGTCTGCCAATGGTTGACCCGACAACGGAAATTACCTTTGATGAAGCGTTGGCAGCTTGCAGGACAAAAGGCGAGGGGTGGCATTTAATGACTGCTACCGAGTGGGAATATCTGTTAAATGAGAGCCGGAATAAAGGCACATTGCCCCACGGTAACACGGATTGGGGCAAAGATTTTTACCATAAGGAAGAGCAGGGAGAGCGTGAGGGCTGCGGATGCGGCAGGACGCTTACAGGAAGCGGCCCGGCTACATGGAATCACGACCACACCATATACGGTGTATCAGACCTTAAGGGCTTGGTGTGGGAATGGCTAGCGGGGTTGCGTATTGTAAACGGCGTTTTGGGGTACATACCGAACAATGACGCAGCATTAGCAGGGTGCGACCTTTCAAGGGATAGCGGGAAATGGCAGCAGATTATAACGGACAAATTTAGTAAAAGTGCTGTGAGGGTCAATGTTGAGGGCGGGGAAATCACGATAACCGACAAGGTAGCAGGCGAGGGCTACACCCCAGAATATGACAGCGTATCTTGGGAGGGTTTAAAGGTTGATTTGCAGGAGATACCGCAGGCGTTACGGTACTTGGGAATCCTGCCCGAAAACGGTGTATTAGAAGAAAAGAATACCTATGTATATTTTGATGCTACCGAGGGTGAATATCTGCCTATCAGGGGGGCGAGTTTCCTTAGTGCGCACGGTTCGGGTTCATCAGCCATCGGCTTGACTTATCCCCGTTTTGGCTCTGACGGCATAGTGGGTTTCCGTTCTGCTTTTTATGAGGTAAACGTCAAACCGGTAAGCGTGGTGGATGGAGGTTTTTACGAAAATGCCAAGTATCAAGACTACTTAGGCGTGCGATTCTAAGAAAAAGCAGGGGGGGGGTAGAAAGTGAAAATCATATCAACGGTAAGCGATTTTGGATTGACAGAGGGCAGGGAGTACGAAGTATTGGAAGAAAGTGCAGGATTCTACAAGGTGCAGCTTGACAACGGCAATATTTCATACAGGAACGGCGTTTTGTTCAAGGAAAGCGAGGGAGGGGCAGAAAATGGAGTATAGGGCGTTGGCATACAACAAGGCGGAGGACAGATTTTGTTATGTCTACGGTTTGCCTGCTTACGGATTCGATACGGACGAAATCGGGGAAATCGGAACGCCGGACGGCGAATTTACGGAAATCAACCCCGCAACCCTTGGCAGGGGGACCGGCTATTTTGATAGAACAGGTACGGAGATTTTCACGGACGATATTACGGAATTGGAAGTAGACGGAGAAAAACGGCGGTTTACGGTAATCGAAACTACGGTTGACCGGGAATATAACGTGCTGCCCGGATTCGAGGGAAAGACCATAAAAGTACGCTTAAAGGGCGTGATAGCCTTTGAATGGCAGGAGGACGGAAAAAACTATGTCCTGCTACCGTGCGTGGATAAAAAAGGCGTATGCGATACGGAGCGTATGCGGATTGTCGGGGATATTCACACAAGGGCGGAAAGGGGAAGCTATGAAAGCAAGGGCAAAGAGCAGTAACACGCCCTACCCGATATGGGTATACGGCGATTACATAACCGAACCGCCAAGGCGACCAGTGGACGGGGCAGTACGCCCCGTGGGTCACTACATAGACAAGGGCGGTTATCCGGGTGCAAATGTGTACGCCGTGGATATTGCCACTCTCTGCAAAAGTACGGCAGCGGTTGACGGAAAGGGCAGCAGGATATACACACAGGATATTCTTTTACACGAAGCAGAGGACGAAATAGGGTACTTTATCGTGGAGGACGAAGAAACGGCGGTTGATGTGGTTTGGGGCGAAATAATGGCATTAGGACGCTTACAGGCAGGGGATATAAAAGTAATCGGGAATCTGATAGACTACCCGGATTTTATAGAGGGCATGAGATACCACGTTGAAAACGGCTTGAATGTGCCTTATCTGCCTGCATTGGACGTAATGGCTACACCGTTGCCGTTTATGCAAATGACTTGTTTAAAATGCGGTCATGTTACGCTTGGTTGCCGTTATGTGGCAAGGCATAAGGATTGTGGCGGATTCTTTACAATGGATTTTGCAACGAAAGTATACAGGAAAGGAGAAGAGGAAAATAAAAAGGCACTTGCGTAGTGGCTTACACAAATGCCTTTCTTTGCCTTATAGCAATAATTACATCTACTCAAATTATACTATAAGGCTTGCAGGAAGTCAATAAGCAACCTTGAAAAACGTGTAGGAAATGGCACGTTTCGGACCTTGTATGGGGTATTAACATCAGAGGTAAACTATAATTATATACTTATATAAGTAGATATAGTTATATAAGTATATGGTTGAATTGATGTACCCTTTATGAGGGGAGGGGTTGGATAGTATAAGGAGAGTGCAGGAATGGCAAGAAAAAAGTTTATAAGAGAAAAAAGGATATATTGCGGGGAGGAATATTTAGAGGTTGATATAGTACCCGTTACCAATATGCCGGAAGCAGGGAAAGGGAAAAAAGAAAAGTCCTCACAGGCTCAAAAGAATCTGAATGATAAGAGAAGCAAAAGGCGGTTTGTTCAGATAGCCAATACCAACTTTGGAGCAGATGATTTACATATATCAGCAACCTATAACGAAGAGCATTTACCTATAACCTTGGAGGAAGCGGAAAGGAACGTACACAATTATTTAGACAGGGTAAAGCGGAGAATGAAGAGGGTAACGGGGCAGGACTTAAAGTATATGCTTGTCACGGAGTATACGCCGGAAGAGGAAGAGGGGCAGTTGACCTTAGAGGGCATGGAGGATAAAGGCACAAAGGCGGTTAGAATCCACCACCACATTATCATAAATGGAGGGTTGAGCCGTGATGATTTGGAATTGATGTGGAGTGCTACCCGGATAAATTGGAAAAAGGCACAGAATGACCCGGAATATAGAAAATCCGTAGATTATTTGGGATTCGTGAATTGCGATAGGTTGCAGCCAAACGAGAACGGCATAGAGGGGTTAGTAAACTATATCAACAAGAGGAAAAAGGGTTGCAAAAAGTGGTCTACCTCTATGAATCTGAAAAAGCCAAAAGAGAAGAAAAACGACCATAAATACAGTTTCCGCAAGCTACGCACATTGGCACAGACCCCGGAAGATAAAGAGGTATGGCGTAAGCAGTATAAAGGGTATGAGCCTACAAAGATAGATTTTCAGTATAACGAGTATACCGGGTGGAGCGTCTACCTACGGTTACGGAAAATAAGGAAGTGACAGTATGCAGCAGGATATTAAGCGGTTGATAAGAGAAAAAATAAAATTGCAAGGGGCAAAAATGGAAATCAGACCAATAACCCTAAAACAGGCGAACAATTTTATTAACAAATACCACAGACATCATAACGCTACCGTAGGCTGCAAATTTACCGTTGGATTATATAAAGGGGATATGCTTGTAGGATGTGCAGTATGTGGCAGACCTGTAAGCAGATACCTAGATAATGGCTTTATTTGTGAAATAAATAGACTATGTACGGACGGAACAAGAAACGCTTGTTCAATGCTATATGGTGCTTGTTGTCGGATAGCAAAGGAAATGGGATATAGAAAAATAATTACTTATATTCTGCAAAGCGAGGACGGGGCAAGTTTGAAAGCGAGTAATTTTATTTGTGAGGGAGTAGCAGGGGGAACGCATTGGACGGGGGAAAGAGATAAAGGGCAGGACATACCACAGGAGTTAAAAACACGGTGGGTAAGGGTATTAAGGGAATGAGGAATGAAAAATGATTATTGGAATACACGACAGCGAAAAAGAGCATTTCAAACATAAGACTTTCCCAAATTATGCACTTATGAAAATATCTGCATACCACAAGGCAAAGGGGGATTCCGTGGAGTGGTGGAATCCTGCCAAGGATTACGATTTAGTTTATTCGTCAAAGATATTCGATTTCACGGAGGAAAACAAAGACTTACCGCCGGATACCATAAAGGGCGGTACAGGCTACGACATAGAGAAGCAGTTACCGCAGGAAATAGAGGATATGTACCCGGACTATTCCATATACCCCGATTGCGATTATGCCATAGGCTACATTACGAGGGGTTGCCCCAATAAATGCCCTTGGTGCTATGTTCCGAGAAAAGAGGGAAATATAAGACCGTATAGGAAATGGACGGAATTAGTGCGGTACGATACGCCGGATTTGGTGCTAATGGATAATAACATATTGGCGAGTGAATACGGAATAGATCAGCTAAAGGATATGGCAGGCAAGGGGTGGAGAATAGACCTCAATCAAGGAATGGACGCACGGTTAGTAACGGAGGAAATAGCGGACGTATTGGCAAGCCTGCAATGGATTAAATACATACGCTTTTCTTGCGACATGGTAAGCCAAGTAAAGCACATTGACCGGGTAGCGGAGTTGTTGGGGGAAAGAGGGATTAAACCGTATCGGCTATTTATCTATGTGCTTGTGAGGAAAGACCTTGACGAAGCAGATTACAGGGTGCAGCAGTTGAGGAAACACAAAGGCATACACCTATACGCCCAGGCGGAGCGTAACGAGGGTTTGGGTATCAGACCGAACAAGGCACAGCTTGAATTTACCAACCGCTATATATACGGAAATCTGTATAGGAAAGAAACTTGGAAAGAGTATGTAAATAAAAGACCTTGGGTAAGGCGGAAATTGGAGGTATCAGATGATTGTAACGATTGACTTTGAAACAACAGGATTTAAGGCAGGCACGGACGAAATTTTACAGGTATCTATCATAGACGGGGAATATAATACCCTGCTTAATGCGTATTGCAGACCGAACAATAAGGACAGTTGGGAGGACGCACAGAGGGTACACGGTATCACGCCTTTAATGGTTGCTAATGAATTGCCTTTTGAAAGGTATGTGCCTACGGTACTTGATATTCTGAATAAGGCGGAGAATGTCATAGCCTACAATGCAGAATTTGAAAATTCGTTTTTGAAAGCCTATGGAATCTACATAGACCCCGGAAAATGGATTGACCCAATGATGATATTTGCAAGAATCTACGGCGAGTACGACAGTTACCACGATTCGTACAAATGGCAGAAACTAAGCAAATGTGCAAGCTACTACGGATACAAATTTAAGGCACATGATTCTTTAGAGGACGTAAAAGCAACCCTTTATTGCTATAAGAAGATGATAGAGGGGAGGGAAAAGCAATGTTGACCCTGCCAACAATAGGGAAATGGTTTTATATGATTCTGTCGGGGGAAAAGGGCGAGGAATACAGGGAGATTAAACCGTATTATACAAGCCGTTTTAAGAAAATATTTGATATGTACCCTTATTCCAATATACCGTATGGGACCGACAAAAGGGAAATTAGATTTAGGAACGGATACGGCAGCAGTAGACCGGAATTTGTAGCACTTTGCACATTGGATATTAAAACAGGTCGGGAAGAATGGGGAGCAGAGCCGGGGAAAGAGTATTACACACTGAAAATACATGAGATTACAGAAAGGAGCGGTTGTTGATATGCAGGCAGCGGGATTTGCGGTACATTGCCCCTACGAGTTAGGCGACCGAGTGGAAGTTGCGATAATTGAGGGCATGGCTATTACAGGATACCCACGGAAAGCAGGAACGGCACTTATGGAGATTACGGACATTTTGACAATACATAGCTTAAAGAAAAACACGGTTACTTTTCTTTATGAGTTGGACGGGAAAAAGAAAATGCAGTTGATACCGTGGGAAGAGTTGGCAAGGAGGTAGGAAATTATGGGAAACAGCGGATTTGTGACCGATTCGGACACGGATAGAGAGTTAAGGGCGTGGCAGCAGGCAAGGAATATGCCAATAGACGCAGAGAAGATAAGGCAGCAGTATAAAAACAGACAGAACAACGCACAGGGACAGCATTTTGAAAGGGAGATAATAGCAGGGTGCAGGATGTACGAACAGAAAGGCATAGCAACGATTGACAAAACGCCGGAGCCGTTCCGTGTGACAAGTAAAAATCATAGGACGGGAGAATTTACGGGGCGTTTCAGTACACACGCACAGCCCGACTTTCAAGGGACCTTATACGGCGGTCGTTCTATCATGTTTGAAGCAAAGAGGACCGGGAAAGACAGGATAACCAGAAACGTGCTTACAGATACGCAAATGGATGTACTGGAAAAGCATAACTGATTAGGGGCGTTGTGTGGGGTATGTATCAGTATACAAGATGATTTTTTCTTTATCCCTTGGAATGTTTGGCGTGATATGAAAGAAATGTACGGCAGGCAGTATTTAAAGGCGGAGGATATAGAGGAATACAAGGTAAGGTTTGACGGGGCGGTACATTTCTTGCAGAACATAGACACGGGGATATTTGCGGAGGGGCAGGCATGAGCGATAAAGATTTGATTATAGAGTTGTTGGGGATTGCGGAGGTAACAGAGGACGGAACGGTAGACTTTACCGACCGGGCGAAAGAAATCATTATGGATTTGGCGGAGAAGTACAGGGAAACGCCTATATACAAGAAGTCAAAGAAAGAAACGCCGGAGTGGGTCGGTTCTGCCACGGCAGCAGAGATTTATATACAAATGTGCGACCGTATCGTAGAAGCACCTACCATAATGTACATGATTAGCTCAACAAAGATACTGATACCGATTCTTTGGAAAAAGATACAGGAGGAAGAGGGAAAGGTATATTTTCGCAAGACGGCAGCAGTAGGTACTACGGAATCCTTATTAAATCAAATGGGGGAAATATTGGAATCTTAGGAGGTAGCCTATGGCAGCAGTTGACGGTATATTAAGCGGTTGTATTCCCTGCTACGGCATGATGAAAAAGGCAATGCCTGGACCGGAAAAGAAAAGCAAAAAGAAATTCATAAACCGCAGGCTTACAGAGGTTGACCCCAAGACCAAAAAACCAAGGTTGAAAAAGGGGGTAAGTACGGAAAGGGCGGTTGAAGTCCTTTATATGTTTGAGAATACGGACGTATTGCCTAATCAGATTGAGGAAATGAAAGTAACCATAGCAAACTTGCAGGCAAGGGTTAAGAAATTGGAGGATTGGCAGGAATGATAGAAATTTTTGGGGTTATTGCAGATAAAAAACCTATGTTTTGTTGTGAAGAACAAAAGAAAGGAGCGGTAATATGCCAACAAAGAACGCTGAAAAGATAGTACAGGCAGCAGTATACATAGACGGCAAGCCAATAAAGGGAATACAGGAAATCAGACCGCAGAAAATCACGGTTAAAAGGTCGTTTATATATAGGCTTGCAAAGATGATAAGAATAGAGATTTTCGTATTTATGTTTAAGTTAAGACGCAGAAGAAAGGAGCGGTAATATTGCAGGATTTGACGTTAGGAAGCCTATTTGACGGTATCGGCGGTTTCTGCTATGCAGCACAGCTTACAGGCGGGATAACGCCGATATGGGCCGCAGAGATAGAGCCGAGTTGTATTGATATAACACGCTACCGATTCCCAGAGGTAATGCACGTTGGGAGCGTAACGGAGTTAAAAGGAGATGAAATACAACCCGTGGATATAATTACTTTTGGTAGTCCATGCCAAGATTTGAGCATAGCAGGACAGCGAAAGGGATTAAAGGGCAACCGTTCCAGGTTGTTCATGGAAGCAATCAGAATCATAGAAGAAATGAGGTTAGCAACAAATGGTAAATATCCAACTTTCATTATTTGGGAGAACGTACCCGGTGCTTTTTCATCAGCAGACGGAGCGGATTTTAGAGCCGTGCTTGAAAAAGTCACAAAAACCAGTATTCCAATGCCTGCAAGTGGCAAGTGGGCAACCGCAGGAATGGTTAGAGGGGGAGAAGTTGACGCAGCTTGGAGAGTGCTTGATGCTCAATTTTGGGGAGTACCCCAACGTAGAAAGAGAATCTACCTTGTCGGAGATTTTGGAGGACAACGTGCCGGAGAAATACTCTTTAAGTCCGAAAGCCTGCTTGGGTATTCTACGAAGAGCAAGGGCGAAAGGGCGGAAATTGCCGGAGAATCTACGGATAGCATTAGAACAGAAAATAGCAGAGCAGGGGGGGAGGTAATCGGTTTAGACTTTGCACACGCCGATAGCGTGGTAAGGACATTTGAGGATAAAACCCCTACGCTATTGCAGAATATGGGAAGTGCAGGCGGTCAAGTGCCTTGTGTCATGCACGAAAAGCGGACGGTAGCAGGATTTACATACAACCAAGGCGGAGAGGGTAAAGGGTTAGGATATGAGGAAGAAAAAGCACCTACCATTATGACAGGTGGCAGAGGGGCGGTATTCATGGAAAAGAAAAGCGTTATTCCGTTGCGTGATGAAGTGACCCGGAATAAGGCAAGCAACGGTTTAGGCGTTGGGGAAGTCGGGGGACCATGCCCGACACTTACCACGGCGGATATACACAGCGTTTTCTACGAAGCATATCAGCACCACGGATACAGGGAGAGCAGCACAAGTGGTACACTCACGGCAGACCAAAACAGCACCATAAGGGGCGACACGCCTTTAGTTGTCCTCACGGATAAGAAAGCCTTTGAATTGAATCAGCATGGAGGATACAGGGGAACGGACACAGGCGGTACTTTGAGGGCAGCAGGGGGGGATTACGGCGGAGGGTCGGAAACAATCATAATCGAGAATCACAGGACAAAGGAGAATACCCCTAGCAAGCCAAAGAGCATTAAGGGCATTCTGAAAAAGGCAGTACAGAGGGTTGTATACGTCATACGCAGATTGACCCCGGTAGAATGTGAGAGGTTGCAGGGATACCCGGATAACTGGACTAAACACGGTGCAGACGGCACGGAAATAGCCGATACGGCACGTTATAGGGCGTTAGGCAATAGTATATGTGTCTTTTGTGCGGAAAGGGTGTATTTGGGGATTTTAGACGCATTGGCGGAGGTGTCAGAGAATGGAGCAGGACAACAGGAAACGGTATAAAATAATCTGCCCGTATTGTGGCAGGGTGCAGTACGCTTGTAAGTCCATATTTCACGAAATGGGAGTGTATGACGCAGGGCATGGCATTTGTTTAAGGTGTGACGGCTCTATGAGGTTGAAATATAACCCGGAAGCGGATGCAATGCAGGCGAAAAAAATGGGAGTTGGTACAGAGTGAAGAAATGTAACATTTGCGGTAAATCTGCCTTGGAGGTCGTGGAAGTCTGCCTGGAATGTTTGCAGAGGGCAGCAGTTGACCGGGGGCAGATAAAGAGGTTAAAGCAGATTAGCAATATATTAAGCATTACGGCAGGGACCGACACGAATATAAAGGAGTGCATGGAAAGCATATTGGAGATTGCGGAGGATTTGGAAAGGAGCGGTAAAGGTGGCAAAGAAAAGCAGGAAGAAAAAGGGGCAGCAGTTCCCTAAAAGCAATAAGATAACCTACAACAAATACAAGCCGAACAGACAGGCAAGGCGGTTAGGCATTAAGCCGGAAACACCGCCGAAGCAGGAAGAGCCTAAGAGGGTATCCAAGGCGGAAGTATTAAGGGAAAGGGTGCAGCAGGCAAAGGAAGCGGAAAAGCGGATAGTACCGCAGGGTATGACCTACGGCGAATATCTGCAATATCTGAATGAGAAACGGCAGCAGTTGGCGGAAAAGTTGAAAAAGGGGTAATAAGCCGTGGCAAGATATGAGGTTGAATACGCATTGTTTAGAAAATGCGTCATAGAAGCGGATTCTTTAGAAGAAGCAAAAGACAAGGCACACATGATAGAAGATGAAGAAATACACATTTGAGGAATTAGGATATTTTGCAGAAAGGGAGTGTAAGGCAATCAAGGACAGCTTGCAGGGATACAGTTACATGAACTTTCATATTTCTTGGAGTAATTGGGCGGGTAATTGCACTCTGATAGTTGCCACCGATTACGAGGCGGAGGAAAAGGAAATAAAGGATTTCTTCTTACATTGTGCGTTAGGCATGATATTTCAGATTAAAAGGGCGGCTGAATAG